CGGCACGACTAGACCTTTTCCACAACAAGGTTTTCCTATAACTTATCCTCAAGATAAACCTATAGGTAATACTTTTAATCAAGAGGGTGGCAATAAATATTTTAATGATTTATCACCAGAAGAATTGGCTTTTGTTATGGGTCAAACAGATACAATTGCAGATGAAGCTATGAATGTGCCTGTGCCATTTAATGATTCAAGAAGAGAAGCAGGTATAGCATCTATGTACGGTCAAGGACCTACCTTTGCAACAACTAACAGACCGTATCAAAAAGAGTATGAAAATTTTTTAGCAAACATGACTGACACCACAAGAAGTTTTGCACCTACATACGAAGAGTTTGTAGAAGCGTTTGAAAATGTAAACAAAAGAGGTGGACCTCAATATGGATTTACGTATCAAAGCCCAGCGAGTATGAGATAATGTCAGCAAGAGAAGATTATATTCGCAGAACTAGTGGAGGCACCAAACCTGCTCCAACACAAACTAATTATGGAGGTAGTTACGGTGGCGGTGAATCAGAAGCTTATGTACCTTATGGTGGAGGAAACACTAATACCCAATCAAATGTATACATACCTTCCGAACCAAGCGCTGAAAACTATGGTGGTGTTTTTGATGCTTATGACACAAATCAACCAATGGCTTTTGGCTATGGCAGTGTTTTTGGAAGTAGCTCAGGAACAACAGGATCAAGTGATACTGTTCAAAATGTTTTAACATATATGATGGAGTCAGAATTAGACAAAGGAAAAACACCAGAAGAAGCAGCTATGGATGCTTATCATAATTTTTACGGTGGAGACGTAGTTTACGATGATGGTATGATATATGGCAGCATGGGAAACACAGGTAACAGATCAATAGCTGAAGATTTCATAGATAGAAAATATGATCAAATGTATGGTGGCTTTGGTGGCGGTGGCGGTGGTTTTAATTATGGCTACGGACGAGGTGGCGGAGGCGACGGAGGCGGCTTTGGCTACAACATGAACATGGGTATGCAAGGACAACCAAAACAAAGAGCACAAATAGGACCAGGAGGTCTACAAGAACAAGTTAACCAAGCATTTTTGTCAGGTGGTAAACCATTTGCCAAAGGTGGTATAGTTAGTTTAGTGGAGGATTAATATGTTTGGATTACCAGTAGAAATGATAACAATGCTAGGTTCATCGTTGCTAGGTGGCGTCATGACTATATGGGGTCAAAGCATCAAAGCAAAACAAGAAGAGCAGAAGTTATTGATTGCACGTGCTAACGCACAGATGAAGCACATTGATAGTGCTAGAAGATATGAAAATAAAGGGTTTCAATTTACACGAAGAATTATTGCACTTACAGCAGTATTCTTTATAATAGTTTGGCCAAAGATAGTGCCAGTATTTTTTGATACAGCAGTATTTTTGACATGGACTGAATTTAGTAGAGGGTTTTTGTTTTTGATTGAACAAAAAGAAATGCTTGTAGACAGACAGTATGCAGGCGTTGTAATCACACCTATGGATACGCACTTAATGTCAGCTATCGTAGGATTATACTTCGGAGGGAGCTTAGTTAAAAAATGATAAAAAAGAAAATGCCAAAGAAAAAAATGATGAAGAAAACGGCAAACGGAAAGAAAGCTAAATTTGGTATGCTTTCTGTAAAAGCCGGTATTGACAACAACCCTAAACCTACAGCAGCAGACAGAATTGCTGGTGCAACAAAAGGCAAGAAAAAAATGATGGGTGGTGGTATGATGAAAAAAGAACCTATGGCTATGGGTTATAAAAAAGGTGGATCTTCTAAAAAAGATACACATGTAACCAAAGACGGTCGTACTGTTAAAAAAGGTTTATACTATTATATGAACCGCGCTAAAAAAAGAGGCACAAGCAGACCTGGTAAAGGCACTGTTACAGATAAAGCATTAAAGCGATCAGCTAAAACTGCTAAAAAGTAAGGTGGCTAAAAAGAAATCAATATCACAACAAAGAAAAGCCAAGTCAGATAAAAATCCAAAAGGCATAGCTAAAGGTTGCGGTATGGTTTTAGAAAATAAAAGGAAAAAGACTAAGTATGCCTAAAACAGCAGCTTGGCAACGTAAAGAAGGTAAAAATAAATCCGGTGGATTGAATAAAAAGGGTGTAGCATCTTATCGTGCTGCAAACCCAGGTTCTAAACTTAAGACAGCTGTCACAACAAAACCATCTAAATTAAAAAAAGGATCTAAAGCTGCAAAACGTCGTAAATCATTTTGTGCTCGTATGGAGGGTATGAAGAAAAGAAGAACTAGTGCAAAGACAGCTAGAGATCCAAACTCTAGAATAAATAAATCTTTGCGTAAATGGAATTGTTAGTATATAGAACTAATTAATGAGAGATGAAAACGCGATTTATCTCGTCTTGAAAAAGATTAGATCGCGCAAAGAAGAACTAAAAGATGTAATAGCTACTGGTTTACCAGGCTTTGATGAATATATGAAAGCTGTAGGTGAACACAAAGCTTACACAATAATGGAACAGGAAGTACAAGACCTGCAGAAAGATGAGGACGAAGATGGCAACAGTAATACCTAAACGTAAATTTGCGTTAGAAGAAAAAGACCTCGCAGTTGAGGCTGACGAAAATAACAAGAAAGCTGAAGAAAAAGAAAACAGGTTTCTAAAAAAAATACAAGAAGATGCTACAAAAGATATTAAGCATTTACCCACAGAAAAAGTATTAGAACGTTTACCAGATCCAACCGGATGGCGTTTGTTAGTTCTACCTTACAAAGGACAAGGTAAAACAAAAGGTGGTGTAATATTAACAGATCAACATATGGAAGAACGTGGCTATACAACAGTCACTGGTTTGGTTCTTAAACTAGGACCAGATTGTTATAAGGATGAAGAGAGATTTCCAAATGGACCTTGGTGTAAAGTAAACGATTGGATTATATTTGGTCGTTACGCTGGATCTAGGTTTGGAATAGAAGGTGGTGAAGTTAGGATACTAAATGAGGACGAGATAATTGCTGTGGTAAAGGACCCAGAGGATATCTTGCAATTTAAAACTTAACAGGAGAAAATATGCCTGCAGAAAATAAAGTGCAGACACAGAGTGAGGCAGACGAAAAGATGGTAGATTTACCTAACACTGGCTCATCTGTAGATGTAGAAATAGCAGATACTGCAAAAACCATAAATTCTGATGAAGATACACCAGCTGTAGAAACGGAAGTAGAAACAGCATCTTCAGAAGAAATGGATGATTACGGACACAAGGTTCAATCAAGAATAGATAAGTTAACTAAAAAATTAAGAGAAGCTGAAAGACGTGAACAAGCTGCTGTGCAATATGCACAAGGAGTACAGAAAGAAGCACAGACTCAAGCAGCAAGATCAAATCAAATAGATACTGGTTACGTAACTGAGTTTGCCGATCGTGTGGAAGCACAGATGGCACAAGCAAAGAACGAACTAAAACAAGCTATGGATCTTGGTGATGTAGATAAACAAGTAGAAGCACAAGCTAAAATAAGTAGATTGTCTATAGAAGAAGAACGTGCAGCTTCACACAAAGCACAAAGAGAAAGACTACAACAGGAGATGCAAGCTCAAGGGGTTGACCCAAATCAACCACAAATGCCTCAGCAACAAATGCCTAGGCAACCTGCACCACCTCGTCAACCTGACCCAAAAGCTAAAGATTGGGCTGAAAAGAATGAATGGTTTGGTACAGATGAACCAATGACCTTGACTTCTTTCTCAATTCATCGTAAACTAATGGAAGAAGGATTTGACCCGCAGTCAGATTCATACTATAGTGAAGTAGACAAAAGAATGAGGGATACTTTTCCTCATAAATTTGGACAACAAGTTTCGCCTTCCCAAACAGTTGCCTCTGCTAACAGAGCAGCACCAGGAAAGGCGCGTAAAGGTTCTGTGAGACTCACACCGTCACAGGTAGCCATAGCAAAAAAACTAGGTGTGCCACTAAGCGAATATGCGAAGTACGTGAAGGAGTAGGCATATGAATACAAATACAAAAACAAAACTACCGTCACGCGAGTCTGAAACCAGAGCTAAAACCGAGCGAAGGAAAGAATGGGCTCCACCATCACAACTAGACGCACCACCTGCACCTAACGGATTTAAACACCGTTGGATTAGGGCCGAAACAATCGGACAGATGGATTCAAAGAATGTATCTGCGAGAATGAGAGAAGGATGGGAATTTGTGAGAGCAGATGAATATCCGGACATGGAATGGCCGCAAATGGAATCAGGGAGATATCAAGGTGTTATAGCTGTTGGAGGTTTGATGCTAGCAAGAATTCCTAACGAGATTATTGAGCAGCGAAAACAATATTTTGCACAAGTTGCGCAAGATAAAGATGATGCTGTTGCAAACGATCCTCTAAAGGACCAACATCCTAGCATGCCTGTACATAATGAAAGCAGGCGAACTCGCGTAACATTTGGTGGCGGTAAAAAAGACAACTAGTTTTTTCTCCATAAGTTACAAATAACGACATGCTCGCGGTGAGTATGTTGTAACAAATTACTATGAGGATAAAATCATGGCTAATATTGACGCAGCATTTGGGTTAAGACCAATTGGTAAAGTCGGTAGTGGTGTTCAAAATATGGGTACAACTATGTACACTATTGAGGATAACTATGGCACAGCGATCTTTAAAGGAGATCACGTGTTACAGTCTGGCGGTTACGTAATAAAAGGAACTGCTTCAGGCGCAACTATTCTTGGTGTATTCAATGGTTGTTTCTACATTGACCCTACTAGCAAAAAGCCAACTTACTCAAATTATTATCCAGGGAGCATAAACGTAACCTCTGCAGGTTCGATCTCTGGTTCAACTAATATTGACGCGTATATCTATGATGATCCGTACATGCTTTTTGAAGCTCAATGTGATGGCACACTAGCCAAAACTGACATCGGTAAAAATACTGATACAGTTCTTACTGCAGGCAGCACTGTTAATGGTCTATCTAAAAACGAGATAGATGATTCAACAGAAGCTACTACAGCTGGCTTACAGGTCAAAATCATTGGGATTACGAAAGATCCAGAAAACGATGATGCTTCAAGTGCTAATGCTAACTGGTACGTTATGTTTAACGAACACGTTAAATTGGGCACAGGTATCACTGGAACATAATAGCTAGAGGAGAGATATAATGGCAATTTCAAGAATGCAATTGGTCAAAGAACTCGAACCTGGCTTGAATGCCCTGTTCGGATTAGAATATGACCGATACGAAAACCAGCACACAGAAATTTTCGATTTAGAAAATTCTGATCGTGCTTTTGAAGAAGAAGTGATGCTAGGTGGATTTGGCAACGCAGAAGTAAAACCGGAAGGATCTGGTGTTGTTTACGAACAAGCACAAGAAACTTTCACTGCACGCTATTCACACGAAACAATCGCTTTGGCTTTCTCATTAACTGAAGAAGCCGTAGAGGATAACCTTTACGACAAAATCAGCACAAGATACACAAAAGCTTTAGCAAGATCTATGGCTAACACTAAGCAAATTAAGGCTGCTAACGTTCTTAACAGAGCGTTTAACAGTTCTTTCCTTGGTGGTGATGATAAGGAGCTTTGCGCTACTGATCACCCAACACTTAGTGGAACGCAAAAGAACGAGCTATCGACTGCAGCTGACTTAAACGAAACTTCGCTTGAGCAGATGCTAATTGATATCGCTGACATGAAGGATGAAAGAGGAATGAAAATTGCTCTTAGAGGTATGAAAATGATCATACCTGTAAACCTTCAGTTCACTGCTGAGAGGTTAATGAAGTCTGCAGGAAGACAAGGAACTGCTGATAATGATATCAACGCAGTTAGATCAATGGGAATGGTACCACAAGGTTATGTGGTAAACAACTTCCTAACTGATACTGACGCGTTCTTCATTAAAACAGATGCTCCTAATGGACTGAAAATGTTCACTAGAGCTCCTATCAGAACTGCGATGGAAGGCGACTTCGACACTGGTAATGTTAGATACAAAGCTAGAGAGAGATACTCATTTGGGTTCTCTGACTGGAGAGGTATCTTCGGATCACCAGGAGCGTAAATCATTTAGTGGGGCACATAATGTGCCCCATTATTTCTAGCATAACAAGTTATACAGACTGGCTAGACAGACGATATAGAGACTGTATGACAAGATCTATATGATCGAGGAGAATAAAAATGGCTAACAGTACATTTAGCGGTCCGGTAAGAACAGAAGGTGGATTCAACGTAATCAACAAAGCTGCTTCTACTGGCGCAATAACAGAAACAGGTTTTTCAGTAAATTCAACTGGACAACTAATATCAATGGGAACTAGAAAGATACAATCTTTTGCTGGTACATTGGCATCAACAAATGCAGCATCAACTGCATACGGAGATGGTGATGTTCTTGTAGAGCTTGGTGCATTAAATACAGACGCACCAGACGGACTAGTAACCCCTACTAAATTTTTCATTCACAGAGCATTGATTGGTATTACAACTGCTGCAGGAGAAACTCTTGCTGGTGGTTTATCATTAAGTGCAACTTCTGGCACAGCAACTAACACTGCAGTTTCTTCTGGAACTGAAATCGTTGGTGCTGGTGTAACATCTTTTAACGAACAGTTAAGTGCTACACAATCAATTACAGAGGTTG